TGGTCTGTTTCACGTCTACCATTCTTAGCTGCTTGCTTGATAGCTGACTGTCTGTTGAAGATACCACGTTCCCCTGACTTACTGTCGTACAATGACAGCCATTCACGCATGAACGTACCCATCTCAGGTTTTACCTTGTATGCTACAGAGTTGTTAGCCAACGCACGTTGTCCTTCATACTCCCACCACTTACCTGACTTAGCGTGAGCCATCTGGTCATCGTTAAGATTAGATAAGCTAATGAGTGCCGACCTACGTACTCCACCTACGACTACCACTTCACCAATCTTACACATGATGTCGTGACACTCGATTGGATAGAGCCTACGACCTGCTGCACCCTTGAACTTCTGTACAACAAACTCAAACAACTCAACCAGTGGCTGTGGACCTGATGCCCTGCCACCAAATGTCTTGAGCCTAGCACCTGCAGGACGTACTTCTGATACATCCCATGCTGGTATCTGGCCTATGTATAGCATAGCAATAAGTTCTTTCAGTGACTTTGCCCAGCCGGGTCTGCTATCACCAACCTTAATAATAGTATCTGTACGATGGAAGTCTTCCGCTACGGTGGGTAGCTTGTCTATACAGTGGCGTTCAACGCTAAAGCCTACCCCTGTACCACACATGAGTATATACATGGTCTCATCGAAAGCACGAGGGCTATCTACAGGCACGTATGAACAGTTATATCCACCTACATGACAACGGTCTAGGGCTGGTCCTGACGTCATCAATGCTCTCATGCTAGGCATGACACTCTGGTTGAGTACAGCCTCTTCTAACTCACCTCTCAGTGAATCAGATAGCTTATAGTTGTGACTATCACGTAAATGCCTAGCCATATAATCAAAGTATCTAGCGACAGTTTCACTCCATGTCTCCCTTCTCTGTTCATCTTCTTTCCATCGTGCATATCGGGAAAGAGCAATAAAGTTCTGGTAGTCTGTTGGTAATTGGTTGCTTATCATTTCATTACTCCATAATGGTTCTAATTGTTTTAATATCAGCACCGTCTACATCATAAAAGTATTCACGTATGCCATCCTCAATCTCTTCACCCACCTGCCCATCAGCAGGTACGGGGTACTCTTCTTCATCTACGTCTATGGTAATGAACAGTTTAACTCTTGCCATCTGCCATAACCTCTTCAATTAACTTATCTAGATACCATTTAGCTTTTTGTAAATCTTCTAGAGGCTTATCCTTGTAATCAAAACGCCATAGGTATTTCATAATGTTACCTTGTAGGTAGTACTTAAATCCTTTGTCGGTGGCAGCAGAGATAGCATGGATACACTCAATACCTGTCTGATTGTAGTGTGGTGGGCTATTAACCATGTCCATTACATTACCACTATATGCTTCCTTTCCTGCTTTTTCTTTTTCTTCCATCAACTTCATGTAATCCTCATGTCTACTCATGCTGAACCTCCTGTCTTTGTGTTAAAATTTAAGTGTATAATATTGCCATCGTAGGTTCTTTCTACACCTGCTTCTTCTTCTAGTTCTACATCAATATCCATCTCGTTGTCAACATAATTTATTACATATTCATGTGCTAATTCTCGTAACTCCTTGCTCTCTTGCATGAGAGGCACAGAGGCACACATCATTTTACAAAAGTGCATTAGCTGTTCATAATCCTCATCATCAACAGGATTGTCAGGAAAAGCCATAATAGATATATCAACTTCTCCTGTCCACTTACCATCATCATTAGCAAATGGCCTTACTCGTATAACAAAATCCTCATCATTTATATTTTCTCTAATTCTTTCTATATCCATAGCTTTATCTCCTTTTTACCTTAGTCCCATTAAACCTAATAAACTTACTATGCTTATTCTTTCCTTTCTCTTTTAACCAATCCTCTGGTATGATTCTGTCATAGTAACGAAAACCATGTTTAATACACCAATCAGCGTAAGAAGATTTAGCACCTTTATTTAACTTACATCTACTATTAGTAAACACAAATCGGATGTCAAGTTTAGGATGTTGCTTTTTTATTGCCTTATGTTTACGTCTGTCTGCAGCAGTGAACCTGCCTTTAGTCTCAATAATGATACCATTGTTAAGAATAAAGTCTGGCGTGTAGGTACGGTAGGCTAGGTCTTCCCATTCAATCTTTATCTCCTCATACATGAACTTGTGATTACGTTCCTTCAAGTAGATTGAAACTGTATGCTCTAGCCCACTGCGATACCCATGTTTTATTGCTGCTCTTTTAGCTTTATGCAGCAATTACATCTCCTATGTAAGAAGTTATAGGTGGATTCTTAGCCTGTGACTTTACTGCTGCTCTCTCTGTTAGATCACTCCAACAATCAAACCTATAAGAGCAAAACTTGCAACTAGGATTAAGTACTTTATTACCTGTCTCCTTTCCTCTAAACTTTTCTGGTATTGGTTGAAAACACTTTTCAAATTTATTCTCCTCTACTGTTTTTACTGTATCATTAATTTTCTTAACCTCTGTATCAAGATCAAGACCTGTAGCTGGTACATACTTAAACGCACCGTTAGCTTTATTAACTACCCACCAGCCACCTGCTTTTTTACCGGATGCTTTTGCATAGCCAGCTAACTGTCCTATATACCCAAATCCATCTCCACTGGCAAGAGTATCATAGGATTCAAATTTGTTTCTATATGACCAGTCTGAAGCTGATTTAATATCATCGACAGCATCGTTAATGATAATATCATATGAGCCATTAACAGTAGTGTTCCCACAATCAAGGCTAACCTTTTCACTATCTTCATATTTAATCCCCGCTTCTTTAAGCACTCCCTTGAAGACAGCTTCAACGATGTCTCCAAGCATCATGTTCATCATAAATGTATTTGGAAATGGTAATGCTGCTTCTGGTTTATTCTTCTCATACCAGAGTTGGCAAGTGGGGCGACCTACATTAGACATACGTATTCTAAAATCGCCCCTCTTCTTACCACTACCAAACTGTCTACGCATTGCATCAGCAACATCATTAGCTACTTGCTGAATGGTATCTTCAGAGATAGTGCTATCACCTTTAACAGCATTCTCCATGTACTGATGCAACGCTAGTTCAGCAGGATGGTTCATTAAGCTGCATCCTCATCGTCTAACTCAATGTCCACCAGACCATCAACTACATCAATGTCATCTTCTTCCATACGTGAGTTAGCTTTCTCTGCCCACTGGTTTAGGATGTAACTATTGTAGTTGTCAATCCACGCCATGAAATCTCCAAACAAGACCTGATCTTCTTCTGTCAGATCGATAGTATTGGATACATCAAGTGATGCCACAGGCACGTAGTACGATGCGCCAGTTGGTATCTTGCGTTCTGCTGTATTAGCAGAAATGATGTGTTGAGGTGGCAACCTCTGCATCTTAGCCAATGATGCAAAGCTGTTTCCAATCTCCTTGAAAGCATCACGGTTATCAATCTCCCAAATAAATGGAGTAGGCTTCACATCTACTTTCTCTCCTTTATCGTCTGTAGGATTAATTAACTCAACAACACCCTGTACAACACGTACACGTTTGATCTGCTTAATCAACTCCTGCATCTTCTCAGGCAAAGCCTTGAAGTCTTTGATATAACCTGCAGGTTTACCGCAGTTAAAGCCACCATCATTATCCTTCAGATCAGATTCCATCTTACTGTCATCTGTCATCAAACTCTTGATGAAACGATTAGGAGACTTAGCATCACCCATAACATAACGCTTATACATGAAGCGTTGTAGGAATGGACGCATCTTAATACCAGAGGCATAGTAAGTCGGGCCATCTGGAATCTCTAGCTTATATGCTCCACCCTCAATTACCTCTACGTTAACATTCTTACCATTAACTTCAGCAGTACCCATGATAGGTGAGTGATGGATGCGTAGTCTAGCTAACTGACTGGACTTAGATGATCCCGTAGTCTCATTTGAAGTACCCATAGCCTTTGCCATAGCTGCATAATTGTTTGTGTCTATTGTCATTAATTGTGTCATACATTTCTCCTTTGTTTTCTGCGAATAAGCCATAGTTATATCACGCCACGTCTTTAGTGTCAAGCCAATTCGGACCTATTTTTGCTTCTAAAAGTAGTGGAACATTAAAATTTATTGCCCATCTCGTATTGATTAGATCAATTAGTTCCTCGTTAGTGTCTTTTATTATATTGATTACCTCACTTTCTTCATCAGGATGAACGTCAATTACGATACTGTCGTGAACTGTATTTACTATGCAAGAATTTTTACCTCGCAAAAGGTATTCTATGTGTAATAAACACAGCGGTACAATATCACCTGTAGCAAATCCTTGTACGGGATAGTTCTTTATCTGCGTAAAGTGAGACACTCTACCACTAGCCCGTCTTTCAACATCAGGAAAAGCATATTCACGTCCTGATGGTGCAACTATTTTAGATGTAGTCAAAGCCTCTTTAGCCAGTCGGGAGTGCCAAGCTGCGACCCCTTTGTATTTTTCGTTGAAGTGTTCGTAGTAGGCGGCTTCTGCTTTTGTTCTTCCGAATCCTGTTGCCCCGTAAAGGGGCGCAAATGTGTGTGCCTTTGCATCCTGTCTATTCGTAGGCTGACCAGCTTCACTAATAACTTTAGCGGTGTATGCGTGTACATCAAATCCAGTAGAAACTTCTTCAATTGCAACTCCATCTTGTGATAAATAAGCAGCAGCGCGAAACTCTAGCTGCGCAAAGTCAGCCTCAAGTATCTTGCCACCTTCAAATCGGGACACAAATACTTTCTTAACTGGAAACGTGCCGCCCCGTGGCATATTCTGCATATTAGGATTAGCACCTGACAGTCTACCTGTCGCTGTACGATGCTGTAATAAACTAACGTGTAGTCTACCATCTTCTTTAGTGTGTGTCTTGATACCATCAACAAATGATGACAGGTACGTATCAATAGCTGATAACCTTCTTACCTTAGACAAGAAGTCCACTGCATCATCCATGCCTTTAGACTTAGCACCTGCCTCAAGTAACTCAAGGTTGCCCTTGCTGGTAGTAAAGCCATTAGCACTAGCCCACTTAGATGTAGGTGGCTTGAACTTAAAGCCAGCCTGAACATCAGTAGGATTGAACAAGAAACCAGCAGTATCACAAGTGGGACACTTGCTAGGCTTTGCAAATGGATCACCATTCTTCTTAGTCTTACGTATATAACCACTTCCGTTACACGTGGAACACTGCACTGCATTAGTTCTGTACAATCTTTGTGTACGTGTGGCAACCATCTGTCTAAATTCATCATCTGGCATATAAGGATCAACCATAGATGCCCAATCACTTTTATCAAGAACCTTGCGACCATATATAACCCACGACAATTGCTCTGGACTGTTGAGGTTGATAGGCGTGTCACCCATGACCTTACGTACATGAGACTGTAAGTCGGTGGTAAGCTGTAGTTTTTCGGCCTCAAACTCATCACGAACTTCATCTAACTTAGTTAAGTCAACAGCAAAACCTGTCTGATATATCTTAGTCAGGCACTTAGCAACTCTGTTTGTAAGTCTGACAGTAGACAACAGGCCAGAATCTGCTGGTGTATTAAGACGATACCACAACTTATCTGCAAGCTGTTGTGTTGCGTGAAGGTCAGCGGATAGATACTCAGTCAACTCATCTAGTGGAATATCACGTGTGCTGTATCCCTTCTTAAAGTATTCTTTCAATGTATCCTGCTTTTTAGTATCCAACTCGTATCGTTCTGCACAAGCCTGTAAAGATAGCGGCTCTTTAACACCACGCTGCAATACATACTCAGCCAGCATAGTATCAAACACAGGCCCATCATACTTGAATCCCGATTCCCATAACCACAGTAAGTCATATGCTACGTTGTGACAGATTAGTACAGTAGCATTATCTAAATACCATTGTACTTTATCGCTATAATCACGCTTACTCAAATGCTCCTCATGGTCAAATGGGAAGTGCTGCTCCACACCTTGATCTGTAAGTACACCAACCATAGTCAATGAGTTAGTAGGCTCAAATGGGTCTAGGTGCATCTTACCGTCACGATGCGTTACTGTATTTTCTACATCAAGTGTTAGTTTCATCTCTATCTCCTAAAATATATTTATTTATAAAGTGGTCAAGATTATCTTTGTGCTTATACCATTTCGTGTTTCTAACGGTTCGCCATTCATTGTGTAGTAAACAAACAACAAACTTTCTATTTACTTCTACTAAACCAAAATTCTTTTGCCCGAAAAACTCAACATCCAAATCTCTTTCTAGTAGTTTTCTTAGCTTTAATAATCTTTTAGCCTGTCTGTCATAACTATTACTGTATACATCTTTATTCCAAGATTTCTTACTTAACTCCTGTGCTTTTTCAATACAATCTTTAACATCCTCATCTAACTCATTTAGAGTATCTTTTGTGTACATCCTCATCATGCTGTATACCTCGCTGTCTGATATTCCAATTGACAGTGTACACTACCATGCCAGCCTGTCAACTTATTTTTTACTACGTTGAGGTGGCGTTCAATATCCTCTTCATCCTGTCCTTGCACTGGTGGGTTCTTAGCTATCAGTATCATCAAGTCAGCTTCAGCAGCCTTACCTGTACGTGAACCTTCCATCATGCTCTGGTTCAGTATGATCTTACCTTCTGCATCAGCAGACAACTGTGACATATAAAACATAGCACAATCATACTGTTTAGCAATCATACGTGCATGGATAGCGTTAGCTTTTAGTGCCTCATCTAAACGTGCAAA